GGCTCAGGCTCAGGCTCATCCTCAGAGGTACTCTCCTCATAAATGATGGTCTTCTTCTTTGGCTTCTTGCGCTTCTTCTTCACAATGACGACCTCTTCCTCAGTATCACTGTCTTCCTCATAAACAACTTTGGGCTCTTTCTTTGCCTTCACGGGTGGGGGCGGAAGAGCGGCCTTCTTTGCGGCTTTCTTAGGCGGCGGCGGCTCGGGCTCATCATCGGATTCGCTCTCGGTCTCATCAACGACCTCGGGTTTAGGGTCACCATTCAGTTTATCTTTAACCGCCTTCAAAATCATTTTCTTGCGTTCCTTATCGGGGATTGGCGCGGGCTCAGCAGCGGCACGTTTAGCAGCCTTGGCTGCACGCATCTTTTCAAATGTCGCAATCTGCGCCTCACTGCGAGGTTTCTTTTGTTTGGTTAATCCCGCATCGTCGGCTGCATTATCAGGCTGGTCTGTATCACTCATCAAATCTATAAAATAGGCAAAGATAAGTTTTCCTAAATTAAACTATGTCTGTATTGTATAGAATGCCGATTGATATTAGCGAAACACCCAACAAATCCATCCCCAAAACAAAGCCAATAAAGGAGACGATGGATATTTATATCCCCGATATTGTAGAAGGTATTTCACGCCGAAATGGAGCAATCGCCCTCTACATAGGGTCAGGAGGGTCGGGCAAATCGAGTTTCCTGCTAAATCAGATGAAGACGGTTTATAAAAAGAAGTTTCATAATATTCATTATTTTTGCCCGTCCGCGTCATTTCTCAGTGTGGCGAATCACCCATTTAAAAACCATGATAAAGTCTATCACGAACTCACAGCGGAGGGGCTGAATGACCTGAGAGAGGAATTAATAAAAATAAAGGAAGACCGTGATGAAGATGATGATAATGAGTACACTTTAGTGATTATAGATGATTTTGCTAATAATATCAAGGACAAGGCGCTGCTGCGCGAATTGAATTCAATGTTAATCAAAGCGCGCCATCTCAATTGCTCCTTTATTTTTACCGTCCAGTCATACCTCTATTTCCCGAAAATTTTGAGGAAGCAGCTCACGTGGGCGAGCATTTTTAACGGCGTCCGCAATAAGGAGGAGCTGGCGACAATCACAAAAGAACTCATAAAAATGAAAGAAGATGATATGAAACAATTGTATGACTATGTGTTTGATGTGCCCTACAACCATCTTGATATAGACCTATTTGAGGATAAATTTTATAAAAATGGTAATCCTCTGATGATTGAAGAAAAATAGGCATAAAAATCTCACCATAAATTAACTAACGATGCAGAATGAATCAATTCAAATATATCTTAATAGCCGCTATGCGACAGAGACGGTGGGTGGGAATACAGCGGACAGCATTTATTATTTACCAGTAATCGAAATACCAGATGGGATGCATATCTATTTATCGCTACAGAACGCTAATATCCCCTACAGTTTCTACTCCATCACAAGCTTCGACAACACATTCATTTTCGGGCTCGTGGGTGGCCCCGCAACTACATACTACGTAGAACCAGGAAATTACACAATAACTCAATTTATAGGGGTAATCCAGGCAGCAATGGGCGCATCGTATACAATAACGTATAGCAGTATCACCAGCAAAATCTTGATTACTCATGCGACAAGCAACTTTATAATATATGCCTCGACAATTAATCATATCCTTGGATTTAGCAAAACTACAAATACGACCAGCCAGGCGAATCTACTATATGGACGAGACTGTATAAATCTGAATCAAATTCGCGTCATCAATGTAGAAGTGAATTTTCCAACTTACAATGTGAATGTGGCGCAACCATACAATCAGCAAATTTTAGCAGCAATTCCCGTCTATGTGGCTCCCTTTAGCATAATTAACTATACGAATCCGAACAATTACAGAACGAATCTCTATGTGAATAAATTGGACCAAATTCAAATACGGCTTCTTGATAATGAGTCACGGCTTATTAATATGAATGGGATTCAATATCAGATGACTTTGCAATTAGATTGTGTGAAGTTTACATAAAAATGTTTGTATATGATATAATGCTCGGCCATAAAAAACCTTTAGGAAAAGCTGTCATGGGCTTCAAATTGCCGCTTGGAAAAGCACGATTGGGAATGAAATTACCTATGTTTGATGGGCCGATGGGAAAACAAGTCGGCGAGGCTGTTGAGAAAAAAATAGTATCGGGTCTTGAACGAAAAATTGGGCGACGATAAATGACAAAACATTTAGACGATTTTAAATGCTTTGGTTTCAAAATATTATCTGGGGACATTATATAAAATGTCCTTACCGTCCAATCTCCGCTATCAGTCAAAAACCGAGTCAGCACCTGCACGCAGATTTCTCACGCAAGTGCAACCGCAGGGGGGAACCTCGTTTTCCCAAGGCGAGACAATTCAGATTAATTTGCCCACGCGGGCAAACACGTGTTTGATTCCCTCGGAGTCGTATTTGAAGGGCACTCTTAACTTAGTAGTCGGCACAGCTACTGCCGCCACCACTCTTGAATCGTGCGGCTTTCATGCCTTCATTCAGAGAATCCGGGTTTTCCACGGGTCTAATTTAATCGAGGACCTTGACAGTTATCAGCAATTGGCGAAGGTTTTGTACGATTTCCAGGCACCCGAAGATACAGTTAAGGGACGCTTCTCGGTCACCGCTGGAACCAACCCCGATTTTTCTGTTTTACAGGCTGCTGCCGCTGGTGATGTTTTGAACGCCGCCTCTGTCAATCGTGGTCGTGCTCTTGGTGCTTTGGGTGTTGCGACTCACTCATACCCTTTTGCCCTCAACTTGATTTCGCTCGTAGGTTCTCTTTGTGGAGATAAGTATTTGCCGTTTTTTGCATGCACTGCAGCGCCCCTGAGAGTGGAAATTGTTTTGGTTTCGTCAGCGGCTCGTGCTTTGATGAACAGAACTGGAGCCATCACATCCTTTTCGATGACTGGTGTCAATTACTGTGGGGAGTACTTGGAAATTAATGATGCTGCCGTTTCGAGCATTCAAGCTGCCTCTTCTTCCCCAATGCAGATGGTTATTCCCTCTTACAGGTCTTACACCAATTCTGCTACCATTCCTGCTGGAAATCAAACAGAAGTCAGTTTCCCAATTCCAGCCAAGTTCAGTTCCCTCAAAAACATCTTTGTCGTCACCCGAAGTGCCGCCGCCACTGCCGTTGATTCCCAGTTTCCGATGTCCCACTGTGCCTTCGGCAATGGAACCAACAACGTCACCCGCGGACCACAATTCCGGATCGGTGCAGAAGTGCTTCCTTCAACGGCTCCTTTGTCCCACGCCGAGATGTATTCCGAGGCCATCAAATGCTTTGGCTCAATTGCCGATTTACATAACCAGCCCAGTATCACAAATGCGGCTTATACCCTCGATGCTCCCGTGGCGGTCACCAACATCAACACTGCTTCCACAACTGAGTCAGGCGATTTCGTAATTGGAATTGACACAGAGGTGTACCAGTCCACTTCTGGTCAGAGCATATTCAATGGCACTAACACGAACACAAGCGACATCTTTGCCATCATCAATTACTATTCTGCTGGTGCTATTACTGCTCTCCAGACTGCGTTTGCCGCCTACGACCAAGTGCTTGTTATGGAAAATGGTGTAATGTATGCCCGCTATTAAATCATAATATGATAATAAAATCTCTGTTTATTATAATAAGTATGCAATCCGAAGTAGCGAAATTATGGCTCAATGGAGGAAATGTAGGAACCACAATATCACAAATCGGAATCCGAAACTCCACCAATACTGAATACACATTTTTTGTAGATTTGCGACTGGTTTTAGGCGAAACGATGTTTCAAAAATATGAGGCGTTCAAAGTATATTTTGGGTTTTTAAATCTGGGAACAGGAGCAACCACAAATATAGACACTATGTTTGTAAATGGATTAAATCTAATCCCAGCGTCGTATCAGGGAAAACCAGCAGGATTTAACACGGCAATAGATGTTTTCAGCCAAACCGCTCAAATGAATGACCCCGCAAATCTCGGAGGTAAAAATTCTAACATACAAGAGTTTGTAATGATAAAACCAGATAATGCAAAAGTAGAACTCACTATATCGTTTGCTCGTGATGATGCCGCTGTTCCAAATTTGACGCTTCATACTTTTTTCTTAACATTTGTTCCATTTCAAAAAGATAAGATTTATAAAAACCCGTTCAACTATCTGTATCAAAATGAATTAGCAAACTTCACATTAACAACGCAAATCCTGTCAGCAGGTGCTACAAATGATTATGGAACAATGAACTCAACAATTAGCGCTTTTACTTTTACGAATGTAAATATGCGACGCATTATTGGGACGATGTGGGATAAATATGATAAGTTCAATTTGGTTTGTGCAAATATCGGAATAGGACAAACGGCGACATCAATGAGTGGAAACCAGCGTTTTCTGTTTTTCCAAATACAGGGGCTCCAATTTATTAATTCTTTAAGCACAACCGCGTCATCGACATTTTCACAAAGTGTAGCATACACGCCAATATTCAGGTATCAATCGGCATCATCGGCAGATAGTGATAGTTTTGCGGTGCCTGAAAGTTTAATCAGCTTTAGAAAACCTGAATCAGAAAATGTAGATTTAGCGTTTCAACTCTTTACTGCAAATGGTGGAGGAACGGCATACAATCCACAAATGAATCAATTCAGTTTGACATTTGCCGTTGTGGGAATCAAAGAGTAGAGGGGAGTGCCTCCCCTCTTGCACCCCCGCTTAAAAAGGAAAGGGTAAGGGAAAACGTAGTTTGCCCTCCAGAATAAAATATAATGATAATATAAATGCTAAGTGAAAGTGGTTCATTGATATTATCAACAAGTTCAACAACAAGTCCATGCACGATTAATGCATCACGGTCAGACTTCACCTTCTCAAATATTAATATGCGTAATGTGCTTGGTGCAGCGTGGGACAAATATGAAATGTTTACTATGAAAGTTGCGTCGGCAGCAACAGCTGGAACAATTACAACTTCAAACACGACATACGCAGTTGTCTGCTACAATATGGCGGGTCTTACTTGGGAAAATCTCCATTATGATACGGCGTATATGAGTCAAACATATGTGCCGATTGCGGTTTTTAATATGCAAACAACTGCCTCACAGAATCAATATATTGTAAATACAGGGCAAAGTTATAATTTCCGCAAATGTTCTGATATAGTGGATTTGAATTTCACAATTACAAGTCCAGATGAAACGAGCGGTCCAGCCACCTTTGGAACTGTCCCAGCAGGCAATGTTTATAATAATGTAGCATTTCACTTGGTATTTGAACCAGTCA